AGATCACTGGTTTTCATTTTGAACTTGCGTTCCCACGCAACCAAAGTTGCAAGCGTGGTCGTGATCGTGGCAGGTCCGTAACCGATATCAAATCGGATCGTAAGTTTCATGTCGGGCTCATTTCTGTTTAGGTTTGTTTAGGCTTCCGACCAGGCGAACGTGCCACCCATGAACGTCACGCTGACGGTCGTTAGTTCTCCGAGCGTGTACGCGACGGGGAGCTCTTCTAGAAAACTGTTGGACAGTGTGCCGAGCGGGTTAGTTGCACTCACTGCAGCGGATGAACCTTTAATGGTGATCGTCGCAATGTTTGTGCCGACAAGAGCCTTCAAAGTTGCATAGGTTTCGGTGGCCGCCGTTGACCAGTACAAGTCAAGTGACAAGGAGTTGTCTTGCAATCCTGCAGTGTACGAAATAGCGGTAGAGCCGAAAGCGTTAGCCTGCAACGCGGTGATCTTTTGCGACAAGGTTGCCGACGTGCACTGATCGGATAGATCCACTGCACCGATGGATACGACTGGGTTTGATAGATATGTTGCTGTGGGCATGACGGATCAATCCTTTTTCTTGTTGGTCGCGTCGGGCTTGTTTGTCAATTTAGCACTCTTGCTCGGATGAATGTCGGAACGCTGAATGAACCCTCCAGCAAGCAACCACTCAATATCGTCGGACGGTTGAGCCATAAACGGTTTCCCGATCTCGCCCACTCGAATTGAACTAATAATGTAACGATCCATGACTATCCGTTCTGTGCCTGTAATGGAATGATGACTTCGTAACCAGCGAACTCTTGCCCGCCGAGCGTGACAACTTTCGGTGATGCCGACATGACCGCAATGTTTTTAGTGACAAGAGCTGCCGTCAAGTTAAGCAGTTGGCGTAATGCGTCAAGGTTGCCGGGGCCCGTAGAAATCAGCGTGACGGGGAATGTCATTTTGACGATGTTGTAGTTGAACGACTCGATGGATGGAGCATCCACAAAAGCGCAAGGTGGAGCGATATTGCGAGGATCGTCAACCACCCTAAGACCCGTGATGCCTTGGAGAATAGTGACCAGATCATCAAAAGCATCGTTAAGAAAATCCGAGTAGACCCCTTGGTTGTATCGGATGTTTGCTTCGTCGTATTGGATTGAATCGTCATAGATGATTGGTGCGTTCGCTACGGCCATTTAAGCCACCTGCGGTCTGCTGATACCTAACAGTTGTTTGACGAGCCCTGAGAGCCCTACAACGGGTGCTGAGCCCATGTCAGTAAATGACGCGAACTGGTCTATGGATCCTTTTTGGCGGAACAGAGCCGAGCCATACATGATCGTCCCGAGCGTGACATCTCCCGACGGCGAAGTCGCGAGCGGGTCAATGTAGCCTGACTCTTGACGACGACGGAAACAGAACGCGTTTGCAGCTGACGCACACTGAACAAGGAACGTCTGGTCACCCGAACCCAATAGCGGAACAGTCAAATATGCTTCAATGTCTGCAGCGGTGATCCAAGTGCAATCCTGAGCGAAACTGACAGTTCCCGTGATCGCGTGCAACTCGATCGGAGTTTGTGCGTCCGCCCACATCAACGCATTAGCGAGAGGGTAAGAAGTGTCGTACTCGATAAGCCCTTCAGTGTCGACGTTGATCGGCAGATATTGGGGCATTGCGTAAACGGTTTTTGAACCGTTGTACTCTGCTCCAGCACCTGCGACTGTGATCGTTGCACCGACCACGATCTCGTTCGGGGTGAGCGTTGTTACGCAAACATAACCCGGAACGATGACCGCGGTCTGGAGTGTGTATGTTGCCGTCAAGACGGCCTCCGATCAGGCTTGTGTGATCTTGCGGATCATTGTGCTAACGGCAGCGAAGGTGCTGACGTAAGCGTGAACCGAGAACAAACGGCTGAGGGTGGAAGGCTGCTCTACGGACATGATTCCGCGGATGCTTTCGTAGTACTCAAAAGCCTTCGAAGCGTTGGTGATGATCATGGTCTTAGCAGCGAAGTTGCTGTCAACGACGATCTCAAGTCCGAGCGGGTTCGAGCCGACCCAAGTGGTTGCGTTTCCGCCACCGAGTGCGTTCTGTCCAGCGAGACCAGCACCTGGCGAAACGTATGGAAATAACGGCCTGTTCGAGCCGTCCACGACCTGCCCGAGCTGGCCCCATACATCAGGCGACACAAAGATCGTGTCGGGGAAGAAGTTGGTGTTGTTGGATACGTCAACTGCTGCATCGTAGATGGACTTCATCAAGTCGGTTGCGGTGAGGTCCCATACGCCCGATGAGGTTGCAGCGGTGAGCAGTGCGTCGGCTGCAATGTCGTCGGTCTTATACATCAGTTCGCCCATGAGGTCGGCCATAATCAACTGCATCGCTGCGGGCGACGTAAAGTCAATATCTTGCATTGAGAGGCTGACCTGCCCCGCTACGGTGGTCTTAGAAATTGAGTTTGAGGCAATCACCATTGTGGTCGCCGACACGGCATCAAACTCTGCTGACTGTGCAGCTGCTGAAGTGTGAGTCGTAATGGTCGGACGGATGAAAGTCTTGGATGCGCCACCGTCAGGGTAAGCGCGAGCACCCAAACGATTGACAACTGGACGGACGAAGTTGATGTTCTGCACGAGCGGGCCCAACACGGGAACTGGGAGCAAGCCGGGCGTGTTTGAGGTAGTGACATCGCCAGCTGCCGCTTCGTAGGTTGACTGATTCTCAATCTTCCAATCGGTGACCGACTGGTTGACCTTTGCGAAAGTTTCTCCGCCCTGATGGTAAGCAGCCATCCATTCGCCAGCCGAAGGAAGGCGTGGAGCGCGCTTCGGTTGAGCGAAAATCATTGGGGTGGTTGGTGCGGCTTCAGGTGCTGCGGCTTCAATGTGTTCTGACACGATGGTCTCCTCGACTTGTGGTTCTGTTACTGAGATTTCGTCGGGAGTCGTGTTCGCGGAAGCGGCCACATCTGTGATAGTAGCACCGCTAAAGGCGGGTATGGGGACAAGGCTCAACTCGCGCCAAATAGCGGAAGTGATAACGAGAGTCCCGTCCTCGTTGCGGGTAGAAGTGAGAACATCTACACCAACCGAAACATTGTCTAACACGCCTTCTTTGGCGAGTTGCAACGCTTCGTTCCCTGCTGCAGTGTCCGCAATCTTGGCACTGAACAACATTCCTTCAGGGGTTTCGGTGCGTGAAACAACAAGGCCGACAGGCTGCGATGAGTCGTGATACATGAACAGTTTCGGGGCTTTTCCGTCAACGGGTAGTGAGCCTGGTGCGAAAGATACTGAAGTCCCGTCGCTGACTGTTGCGTTCACGTTGTATGGCGCGGCGATACCTGAGATGGTGCGGGTCGGTGTTTCACCAGCTGCGGCTTCAACATCTACGGCGAAACCTGCGGACAAAGTTAGTTTCATGATTCTGACTCCTGAGTTGGGGTTGATTCTGTTGGCATTTCTTCACTCATCATTGACTCGAGATAGGAGTCAATATCAAACTTGACATAGGTCCCGCGGGGGAGAACATTGTTCATGCTTAAGGTTTGCGACACACAGTCAAGATATTGGCGTGCGCCGAATAGGTAGAGGTCCTCGCGAGCACCCGCCGAGGTCGTGTATTGGTAGCTGCCGATGTCGAATCCAGCAAGATAGAAGGGGATATTGCCGACCCTGCACATCTCTTTCCCGCTGAAATCCGCGGAGTCAATCATCAACATATTGTCAGGCAACGCCTTAGTTTCCTCATACTTCAGGAACTCGTTAAGAGCTGCAGTCTGATTATTGAGACGCGCATTATTAAACGAGGTCGCGAGGTCCGCTAACTCTTGAGCCGACAACGGTTCCCCGCCAGTCTGCGACAAAATGCCAGACGGTAGTGAGGACTGGGCGTTACGGTAACGAGATTGTTCAACGCGTAGCGCAGTCTCAATTGCGGTTTGTGACTGGTAGATGATTCCTTGTACCGGGCTAATGAATTGCACTAGGTCGTTCGGGTCAATCATTCCGCCTTGAAAATACACTTCTTTAGACGGGCCGAACCATACGGGGCCCGCTTGATCTTGTGTATTGACAGAGCCCGCGGGGAGTCTTGTGAATGTTGCGGGGAAACCGTCAGCGGTCCGTGACGTTATGTACCAAAACGCTCGCCCATAATAGAAAAGGTCATCCAATGTCCATGCCATAAGGGTGGCATAGGTGATCGTCGGGTCGGGTTGGCGGAGCCATGAACGCGGAGCGATATAGACACACTCCATCTCTTTGTCGGTGTCGTTCCAAACCTCGTTAAACATTTGTAACTGGGTAGATGAGATAACGGACGCAAGAAGGTCACGCGCTCGACTCAACGTCGGAACACTATTCGCACGATTACGACCGTCACCTTCATAATACGCAAAATACTGACCGATGAAGTTCGCGCCCTGATTCTGCTGATACGTCCCATACGATCCCGCAGCTGCAGCCTTATGCGCATCAGTAAACGGCGAAACCGCCGCTTTCGTAACCTCTTTACGCGTAAACAATCCCATTAGCAATCCGATCGGTGAGTGTGCCGATGGGACCCCGACGATCCCACCGACACGCCCCCACAATACTTCAACCGACTACCATGATGGGTTTAGCGCGGTTCTGATACTTACTTGAGAGCGCGATCCCCCACACTGCACACTTCGCCAACTCAATCGGACCGGGGCTCGACTTGTGCGACAACGTCACACCCATCCCCGTCTTAACCAGTACGGCGCGGTTCATATGTTCCGACAAAGTGAGTTGTCCGAGATGCTTGACCCGTTTTTCAAGAATCATCTTTTGGGCTAGGCCCGTGAACTTGATTAACTCCGCCTGACCCACAATGGTCATCCTGCGACGCAACGTCAAAGGCGCGTGAATCTCAAGGCTCGGAGTGATGGCCAGTGCGACCTGCTTATCCTCCATGACCCGCTCAACTTCCGCCCACATCGCTTCTTCGTTATCAACGATGAACTCAACAAACGTCGTGACAATCCCGTCCACCATTGACGAACGGACACCCACATAACGGTTTGTGTCCATTGACATTTCGACACAAAGGACACCGCCAGCCGGCATCGGATCATCAGTTTTGCAGGATGCCCAAACGCCCTCTTCCAGCCATGACCCGCGACTGGACACCCACATGTTTAGGTGAGCACGCAAGAACGAATCTTTTTTAGATACGGCCTGCAACGCCTCAATCGTGATCGTCTTTCCCAAACAAGGATTGGCATAAATCCAATTCTCTGGGTTCCGCCAGTCCCGATCACCGATACTCCACTCAGCAAAATAGAGCCGTGAACGCTCACCTTTTTCTATTTCCGAAATAGCCGTTTCTCGCATATGAATCATCGCCACACTCGACTCATCCCCCGCCGTTGACCATGTACTCAAAAGAGGATTCTTGCGAGCGATCATCGTCGGACGGATCGCATCCATGAACCGATCACTAATATTGAACAACTCGTCAGCCGCGACAAGATCGTAAGACCCACCATGCAAATTAGGGCTAGACGAACGCACCTCCCACATACTCCCATCGGGCATCTCCACACTCTTACGACCAAACGTCCGCATCGCCTTAGCACCAAACAACTCCACAAGAATCGGAGCCAACGCATTAAACAAACTCTCAGCACGATCCAAACGGTTAGCCACACTCAAAATACTTTGAGGTTTACCACGCAACTTAGGCATCTCAGTAAGCCACCAACCAATCATCGCCTGCAACCCGATCGACTTACCGTTCTGACGAGCCGTACTCACCAAAGACTCACGAAACAAAAGATCGCCATTCTCATCGTGCGCGAGCTGACCAAACAAAGCGTGAGCCTGCCACTCAAAAAGATCCAAACCCATAAACGTCTTAGCCCACGAAACAACCAAAGGCCCATAAGACAAAACGCCATACCCGGTCGTTTCCAGTCTCGGCAAATAGGCATCTACCAGCGGTAATGCAGAGTCAGTCTCGCCAGTTCCCGCCAGTTCCTCCAAAGAGACCGCTAAATTGAC